AAGTCGGGAGATAACCCTCGTAGGGCATCCTTTTTAGCACGAATGGGCAATATGCCTGGCGCTGAGATGAAAGATGGAAAGCCTACCCGACTTTTACTTTCTCTTAGAGCTTGGGGAGCATCGTCCAAGGAAGACGCTAAAGCAAAAGCTAAAGCGATCTCTAAGAGGAATAAGAAGTGAGACCAGTATCCGTAGGTAATAATCTAACCGCAGGCTCAAAGACTACTGTCTATACTGTGCCTACTGGTTACTATGCTTTATGGAATCTTTGCTACATATCAAACCATACTGGCAACAACAAGACTGTAAGTGTCTGGTGGTACGACTCTAGTGCCAATGCTGAGATTACTGTAATTGATGCTTATCAGATTGCAGCTACTCAGTATTTAAGATTTGATGGTGGCGCTTATGTTGTGCTTGAAGAAGGCGACCAAGTGCGAATTACACCTGAATCTGCTTCATCAATGTCTTCTACCAATACATTCGTGCTATATGGAGCGCAACGAACATGACCTACTTAGAACTTGTTAACGATGTGCTAATTCGCTTGCGTGAAAGCACAGTATCTACTGTTGGCGAAACAACATATTCTTCTCTGATTGGCAAGTTTGTCAATGATGCCAAGCGTCAGATCGAAGATACATATACTTGGAATTGCTTGTCACAAACTGTAACAATTTCAACTACTGGTGGCACACATTCTTATTCTTTGACTGGTGTTGGTCAAAAGTTCCGTGTGATGGATGCTCTCAATACAACTAGCAATGTTGTGATGGGTGATGTTCCTTTCACGAGCATGAATCGTAAGCTGAACTTTGTGACTCCTGTTCAAGGAATCCCATCTGAATACTGCTACAACGGAGTAGATTCTAGTGGCGACACAAAGATTGATTTGTACCCAATTCCTGATGGCGCTTACACAATCTTGTTTGATGTGATTGTTCCTCAAGCAGCATTGTCCTCAGACTCTACATCTGTCAAAGTGTTGGATTATTTGGTGACTCAGAGTGCCTATGCTCGTGCTTTGATTGAGCGTGGCGAGGATGGTGGAACTAACTCTAATGAGGCTTATGCTTTGTTCCGTGGAATGCTTGCTGATGCTATTGCAATGGAAAGCACTCGTTATCCTGAAGACAATTTTGAGGCTGTCTAATGGCTGGTCAACTACAAAGTTATAGTCTTTCTGCACCAGGCTTCTTTGGCCTGAATACTGAAGATTCGCCTTTAGATTTAGGGTCTGGCTTTGCTTTAGTTGCAACAAACTGCATTCTTGACCAATATGGTCGTATTGGTGCTAGAAAAGGTTGGACAAAGGTTAATCCATCTTCTGGAAACCTTGGCGACAATGATGTTGGTGTTATCCATGAGTTAATCCAGACTGACGGCACTCTTACAGTCCTTTTTGCGGGAAACAATAAGATATTTAAGCTCGGTAGTGCAAATGCTGTGACTGAGTTGACCTATGGTGGGGGTGGTACTGCTCCTACTATTAGTGCAAATAACTGGCAATGTGCGACTCTCAATGGCATTGCATATTTCTTCCAAACAGGGCATGACCCTTTGATTTACGACCCTGCTGTAAGTACAACTACTTATCGTAGAGTTTCTGAGAAATCAGGTTATGTAGCTACTGTTGAACAAGCAAATATCTGCATCTCAGCGTTTGGTCGCTTGTGGGTAGCTAGCACTTCATCTAATAAAACAACTGTTTACTTCTCTGATCTGATTGCAGGTCATGTATGGAGTGGTGGCACTTCTGGTTCATTAGATGTTTCTCGTGTATGGCCTAATGGTGCTGATGAAGTGATGGGCTTGGCGGCTCACAATGACTTCTTGTTTATCTTTGGTAAGAAGCAAATTCTGGTTTATTCAGGAGCTTCTACTCCTGCATCACTTGTTTTGAGCGATACAGTAGGTTCTATTGGGTGTGTAGCAAGAGATACCATACAAAGTATTGGAACTGACGTTGTTTTCTTGTCAGACTCAGGTGTTCGTTCTTTGATGAGGACTATTCAAGAGAAGTCTGCACCATTGCGTGACTTGTCTAAGAATGTTCGCTTCGACTTAGCATCATCATTGGCTGGTGAAACATTGGCTAATCTGAAGTCTGTTTACTCAGAAAAAGATGCGTTCTATCTGCTTGTTTTGCCAGAAACTCTACAAGTTTATTGCTTCGATACCAAGCAGTCTTTGCAAGATGGCGCTTCTCGTGTGACGAAGTGGGACTCAATTGCTCCGACTTGTTTGAAGTCACTCCGTAATGGCGACTTGTACATTGGTAAAAAAGGCTACATCGGCAAATATACTGGATATCTCGATGATTCGTCTTCTTATCGATTCCTGTACTACACAAACAATGCTGACTTAGGAAACCCTAACCAGATTTCTATTTTGAAGTCTATTACGGCTGTTGTGATTGGTGGATCGAATCAGTTTCTCACGATTAAGTGGGCTTTTGATTACTCAGGAGCTTATCAGTCAGAGAACGTCTTTATTCCACCTCAAGGGTATTACGAATACGGAATTGGTGAGTATGCAATTGCAGACTTCTCAAGCGGCATCCCAATTAAAGCATTAACAAGCAATGCCTCAAGCGCAGGTAAAATTGTGCAAACTGGTTACGAGGCCACCATCAATGGCACTCAGTTATCAATTCAGAAAATTGAACTTCAAGCCAAAGAAGGCAAGATAGGATAAACCATGTCAAATTATTCAAAATCAACCAACTTTGCGTCTAAAGACAATCTGTCGCCTGGCAATCCTTTAAAGATTGTTAAGGGTACTGAAATTGATACAGAGTTCAACAACATTGCCACAGCAATAGCGACCAAGACTGATAACAGTTCTGCGACTATTACTGGTGGCTCAATCAATGGTGCGACCATTGGTGCTTCTACAGCCGCTGCGGGTACTTTTACTAACTTAACTGTTAGCTCTGCCGCTACGATTGCTTCTGCCGCTATTAGCGCAGGAACTATCAATGGTGCGGTGATTGGTGGTTCATCTGCTGCCGCTATTACTGGCACGAACGTAACTGCTACAACAGGTTTTAGTGGCCCATTGACAGGTGCTGTAACAGGCAATGTTACTGGTAACTTGACAGGTAATGTCACAGGTAACGTCACAGGAAATATCACAGGTAACGTGACTGGCAATGTAACTGCCGCCTCTGGTACTTCTACATTCAACAATGTGACCATCTCTGGCTCATTGGACATGGATAGTGGTACGTCTGCCACCATTACGGGTTTGGCAAGCCCTACAAACGATTCTGATGCGGCTACGAAGGGTTATGTAGATGCTTTGGCTCAAGGTATTGATGCGAAGGCTTCTGTGGTTGTAGCTACAACGGCTAACATCACATTGTCTGGCACACAAACAATCGATGGCGTGGCAGTTTCTGTTGGCGACCGAGTATTGGTTAAGGATCAGTCTACTGCTTCACAGAATGGTATTTACTTGTGCGCATCTAGCACATGGACACGCACTACTGATGCTGATTCATGGACTGAGTTGGTTGCGGCTTTTACCTTCGTTGAGAAGGGTACAAGTAACTCTGACTCTGGTTGGATTTGTACAGTAGATGCAGGTGGTACATTGGGTAGCACATCTGTTACCTTTGCTCAGTTCTCTGGTGCAGGTCAGATTACAGCGGGTGATGGTCTTACTAAGTCTGGTAACACTCTGAATGTAGGTACAGCATCTTCAGGTCGTATTGTTGTCAATTCGGACAACATTGACTTGGCTACTTCTGGTATTAGCGCAGGAACTTACCAGTCTGTTACTTTTGATGCTTATGGTCGTGCTACAGCGGGTACTAATCCGACAACGATTGCAGGCTATAACATCTCTAATGCTTATACAAAGACTGAAATTGATTCAATCTTTGGTTCGACTACTGCTGCGGCTACATCTGCCTCCAATGCCGCTACAAGTGCTTCTAATGCGGCTACAAGTGCATCTAATGCTTCTACAAGCGAAACAAATGCGGCTTCTTCAGCAACAGCGGCAGCGGCTAGTTACGACTCTTTTGATGACCGCTATCTAGGCTCTAAGACATCTGCTCCTACTGTTGACAATGATGGCAATGCCTTGTTGACAGGTGCTTTGTACTGGAATTCAACAGTATCTACACTTTATGTGTGGACTGGGTCGGCTTGGACTCAGGCGGCATTTACTTCTAGTGGTTTCTTAACTGCTGCTAACAACCTGTCAGACCTTGCAAGTGCTTCTACAGCTCGCACTAACTTAGGTTTGGCAATCGGTACTAATGTCCAAGCTTATAACGCTAATACAGCCGTTACCAACTCTGCACAGACATTCACAGCTACTCAGACATTCTCAGGAACATCATCTGCTACAGCCATTGTTCTAAACGATGCAGCAGAAGTGGCAACAGTATCTGCAACAGCAGCTACAGGAACGATTAACTACGACATTACAACTCAGTCTGTCTTGTATTACACAAGTAACGCAAGTGCTAACTGGACAGTTAACTTCAGAGGCTCTAGTGGTACATCATTGAATACTTTGATGAGTACAGGTCAATCAATGACTGTAGCTTTCTTGGTGACTCAAGGATCTACTGCTTACTACAACTCTGCTGTGCAAGTTGATGGCACTACATCTGGTGTTACGACTGTTTGGCTTGGTGGTGCGCCTACTGCTGGTAATGCTAGTGGTATCGATAGCTATCGTTATTTGATTATCAAGACAGGTAGTGCGACTTTTACAGTCTTGGCAAGCAACACACAATTTAAGGCTTAAACCATGCCATTACAAGCAACTAGCGGTGCGGCTTCTTATGATGGGTTTGGTGGTGGTGTCCCTGCTGTTCCTAACTACATTGAGGATGTGTTCAGCACATACCTCTACACAGGCACAGGTGCATCACAGACCATAACCAATGGCATTGACTTGTCCACAAAAGGTGGATTGGTTTGGTTAAAGAAGAGGTCAGCGGTAGGAAACCATTTCCTTGTTGACACAATTCGTGGCGGATTAAAACCTTTATATAGCAACTCAACAAACGCACAGCCAGTCACCAATCAAAGTATTGTTACTTCATTTAATACCAATGGATTTACGCTAGGCAATGAAGATATCAATGATAGTGCCGCTACATACGCCTCATGGACATTCCGCAAGCAACCAAAGTTCTTTGATGTTGTGACGACTACCTCATCAAGTCTTGGTGAAATAAATATTGCACATGCGCTTGGGTCTTCCCCCGGAGCGGCATTCATTAAGCGTGTTGATGGTACTGGTGACTGGACTGTTTGGCATAGGTCAGCAGACCAATCAAAGTATCTTCTACTGAATAGCACAGCCGCAGAAACAGCAATGTCAGGCGGTGTGTGGGCGTCTGCTTCTTCAGCAAGTTTTTACGCTTACGGAGTGGGGCCGTATTTTGCGGCCAACGCACAGTATGTTGTTTACCTATTCGCCCACAACGCAGGAGGCTTTGGCCTAAGTGGTACAGACAATGTGATTTCGTGTGGTGGATTTACGACTGATGGTAGTGCATCAGGCTCGGTAACTTTGGGATATGAGCCTCAATTTGTTTTGATGAAATGTGCTAGTTCACCCGGAGGAAATTGGTTTATTTTTGACACCATGAGGGGTATTTATAATTTAAATGATTTCAGCTTGTATGCCAATAGTAGCTCTGCTGAACAGAATTCTTCTGGGTACAACCTTATTGATATAAATGCAACAGGCTTTACTATGCAAATAGGTAATGCCGGTACAAATTGGATTTACATAGCCATCCGCAAAGGCCCAATGAAAGTGCCTACGAGTGGTACGACTGTGTTTGATGTTGATACTTATACAGGTGACAATGCTACATCTCGTTTGATTTCGTCAGGATTTGCTGCAGATACAGCTTTAATTACAGACAGAACAGACGCATCATATGGGCAACGTTTTATTAGTGACAGGCTTCGAGGTGGAGGCAACAGCATGGCCACCGAAAGCACTGCCGCTGAAAACGGAGATACTGGTTACTACAACAGTGATATGCTTAATGAGTTTCAAAGCAACTCTGGAATTTTAGTAACTCCAAAATTTTCTAGATACAACGCTTCTAGTAAAAGTAACATTGCATATCAATTCAAACGTGCACCATCATTCCACGATGTTGTTTGCTGGACAGCAACAGGTTCTCCTCAAACAATTAGTCATAACCTAGGTGCAATCCCAGAAATGATGATTCGTAAACGCAGGGATTCTTCTACAAGTGGTCAATGGGATGTGTATGTCGCCCCTTTAGGTGCATCTAAAAAATTGCAACTTGAATCAACTGCTGCTCAAGATACAAACTTAAACACTTGGACTAATACAACTCCTACATCATCGGTGATGTACATGGGTAATACGGGGTCTGGATGGACTTATGTAACTTATTTATTTGCCACTTGTGCAGGAGTTTCCAAAGTAGGCTCATACACGGGCAATGGTTCTTCACAGACTATTAACTGTGGTTTTACAGGTGGTGCAAGGTTTATTCTTATTAAGAATACTACTTCAGGTGGAACAGATTGGCAGGTGTTTGATAGTGCTAGAGGTATTACATCTGGTAATGACCCTGTTTTATATTTGAACAGCACATCTGCTGAACTTAACTATAACTTTATATCACCTAATTCAACAGGGTTTACATTAAATGATGGAGATAGCCAGTACAACGCTTCTGGGTCAACATATATCTATCTAGCAATTGCTTAAGAGGACTTTAAAATGCAAGTAAGAATCAGAGAAAATGGACAAGTAATGTACGAAAGTGAATTTCGTGCATATCAAAAAGCCAATGGTGGCCCATCATGGGAAACAACAACAACTGAAGTCTTGGAGGCGTTGGGTGCTGATGTAGTCTTTGAAGGTGCGCAAGCCACAGGTGGAACTGTTTACCAATACTCTCAAGCCTCTGGTGTTGAGCAAATTGATGGTAAGTGGTACACAAAGTACATCTTAGGCCCTGTCTTCATTGACCAAGTTGTAGATGGTGTAACTACTACTGCTGCTGAACAAGAGGATGCTTATAAGGCTCAGAAGGATGCTGAACAGGCTAAGAATGTTCGTGCTACTCGTGACCAGAAATTAGCGTCTACTGACTGGCGTTTTCGTAGTGATATGACACCTTCTCAAGAGTGGATTGACTACTGCCAAGCATTGAGAGATGTTCCTTCACAAGAGGGATTTCCTTGGAACATTACATGGCCTGTTGAGCCATAATATAGGTAAGGAGCAATCATGGCTGTATCTAGTCAACAAATTATCGATTTTTTACTTGCTAACCCTGGCATGACAGATGCACAGATTGTTTCTGCTATGGAACAAAATGGAGTATCCCCTGCTCAAATGGCGCAAGCTGTTGGACTAAAAGAGGGTGAAGTAGCGGCTCGTGTTGCGGCTACTATTCCTCAGGGTCAAACAATTACCCTTGGTGATACCATTGTTCAACCACAGTATCAAGTAATTGGTTCTGGTGAAGATCAGCAAATTGGTGGTCTTGAGAATGTTTTAACTTATAAAGTTAATGACAATAAAGTGGGTGGGGGTTATACACAATATACACCTACTGGCGAAGTAGAGCGTACTGGAACACAACAGAAAGTTCAAAATCTTGCGGGTGAGGCTCTATTAGGCTCTGCTTTGCTTTTTGGAGGTTTAGGTGGTGGTTTTGACAGCTTATTTGGTGGTGGCGCTCCTACTGTTGGCGCTACTGGTTTAACGGAAGCTCAATTAGCGCAACTTGATTTGGCTTTAGGTGGCGCTGGTGGCTCAACTGGTGCGGCTCAACTGGCTAGTGCTTTGACTACTGGTGCGGCAATACCTACTATTACTAGTTTGACTGGTGGTAGCGGTCTATTGACAGGTGCGGCAGGTGGAATTACGGCTGAATCTGTTGCGGCTAAATTAGCGGCAGATGCGGCTACTCAATTTGAATTGCTTAACGCTGGAACTGGTGCTTTTACAGATGTATCAGCATTGCCGACTACTGCTACTCCAACTACTTTTACTCCTACATCAATAACAAAAAATCCCATTATTGATACCATACCTCCTACTGTACCTCCTGTAGTTCCACCTGTTGTACCTCCTGTAACACCTCCTGTAGTGCCTACGACTCCACCAGTTGTTCCTACGACACCTACGCCTCCAATCGTACCTACAGTACCAACAAACATATTATCAACTGGTTTAACTGCGGCACAAATAGCGTCTTTACTTTCTGGTGGATTAACAACAGGTGCTGGCCTTTTGCAACAACAGACTTCGAAAGATGCGGCTCAAAAAGCTCAAGCAATGATTGATGCTGAAACTGCTGCGGCTAAACAAGCGGCTCAGTTCCGTCCTGTTGGCATGACCACTCGATTTGGCACTTCACAGTTCACAGTCGATCCTAGAACAGGTCAATTGACAAGCGCAGGGTACACACTAAGTCCTGAAGCTAAAGCGGCTCAAGATCAGTTTGTCAAACTTGCTGAATCAGGAATAACTCAAGCTAAACAAGCACAAGAACAGTTTGCTCCCTTGCAGACAGGTGCGCAAAGTTTGTTTGCTCTTGGTAACAAGTACCTTGCTCAAACACCAGAAGATGTTGCAAAGAACTATCTGAATCAACAGATGGCTTTGTTGCAACCTGGTCGTGAGTTGGAATTGGCTAACTTGCAAAACAAACTGCAACAACAAGGTCGTGGCGGTCTGTCTGTTGCTCAAGGTGGCTCTTATGGAGCGACTACTCCTGAATTACAGGCTTTGTATAACGCTCGTGCAATGCAAGAGGCTCAATTGGCGGCTCAAGCTCAACAAGCTGGTCAACAACAAGTTCAGTTTGGCGCGGGATTGCTTGGTACTGGTGCGCAAACAATGGGCAACTACTATGCAGGTCAACAAGCGGCTTATGCTCCTTATACGACTGCTTTGGGACAAGTTCAAGCCTTGGAAACTGCGGCTCAACAACCTTTGACTATGGGTGCGGCTCTTGGTCAACAAGCGGCTCAAGCAGGCGCTAATGTGGGTCGTTTAGGCTTATCAGGTGCTGAGTTCAGTACTCGTTTGGCTACTGGTAATGCGGCAACAACTAACCCTTATGCAACATTACTGAGTGGTGTTGGCGCTTCTGATGCCTTTGGTAAAGCGGTTGCTGGATTGTACAGCACTACACCTGCGACAAGTGGTTTCAGTTACGGACAATATGGAACTGGTGTAGACCCATCTACAGGCGAATACTTCGGTTCGCTTTACTTCTAAGGATTCATCATGGCTGAAAATATCGTAACAAGTTTATTTGGGATTAATCCTCAAATGTTTGGTGAGCAACAGCGTGTTAGTGCCTTAAATGAAGGGATTGCACTTGCTCAACTAGACCCTGCGGCTCGTGGTGCGGCACTAACTTATGCAGGCGCTAAAGGTCTTGGTACTGCCATTGGTGGTGCTATGGGTGTTGAAGACCCTCAATTGAAGTTAATTAGCACTCGTAATGCTATTGCCCAACAGATCGACCAGACTGATCCTGAGTCAATCCTTAAAGGCGCTCAGATGTTGGCACAAGCAGGCGACCAACAAGGTGCTATGGCTTTGGCTCAATATGCTCGTCAAGCACAGAGTGAGATGGCTCAGACACAACAAAGAAAAGCGGCAGCACAAGCATCTTTGGCTCAAGCATCTCGTGAACGTCAGCAGGCAACTCCAAACGACATACAGATTGCAAATGAGATCGCAACTTTAGAAGACACACTTTCTCGTATTGAAGAATTGCCAGCAGACCCTGAGCGTACTCGTGCTAAGAATATGCTGAATACTCGTTTAGCAGAATTAAGACGATTGACAGCAAAAGGCGAAAAAGCTCAATCATTTGGAGTTGAAAGAGAAGCTATTGCTAAAGAGTTGTACAACAAGCCATTTGCAGATTTAACACAAGCTGAGATAGCCGCAGTAAACAAGCGTGTTGATGCTGAGAAGCCAAGAACTACTATCACTAATGTATTGCCTGGTGATAAATCATTAGATGCTATTCCAGCCTTTAGAAAACAAGTTCAAGATACTGTTAAACCTCAAAGTCAAGCAGTATTTGCGGCTGATAATGCTCTGCAAAACATTCAAGATTCCATTGATACTGGAAACTTTGCTTCCTATCGTGCGGCTCAAACGCAGTTTGCTAAGGCAATTGCAGGCGCAGGAGATTTAAGTCAGAAAGAATTGAAGGCGGCTGGTGCTGATCCTGCTTTGCTTGGTGGTACAGCAGATTACTTGGCAACTTTGTTTACTTCTACGCCAACTCTTGATACACAAAAGAAAATTAAGACTACTTTAGAGGCAATTAGGAAAGTTTCGACTCAAAAAGCCAAAGCAGAGATTGAAGCACAACGTAAGATTGCGTATAGTAATCCTGCATTTGATAGAGCACGAGTTGATCAAGCACTTGATTTCCCAGAGTTTTCAAGTCAGAAAATGCCAGAACTAACTGGAGATTTAGCTGCACAAGCTCGTGCTTTGTTGAAACAACGCCAAGAAGGTAAAAAATGAGCAAATTAGACCTTACAGCCCTGTCGGACGCAGAACTTGAAGCTATTGCCTCTGGAAATATTGCCTCTCTTTCTGACCAAACCCTAAAGATGTTGGCGGGAGAAAAGCCTGAAGCGCCTGCAACAAGTGCTGTGATGGCTGAATCTGCACGAAAAGGCTTTGCAGGAACTGTTGGTACTGTTTCAGGCCTGTCAAACCTTATTTTTTCTGCATTAGAGCGTGGTGGTATCAATCCTCTGACAATGGGTATGAGAGCATCAGGCGGTACTGTTGCTCCTGCTCCTACTACTGGTGGTGTTGTAGAAACATTTAAAGCAGGTCGTGAGCCTATTTACCAAGGAACAATGCAAGCACTTGGCACTACTGGTGTTGAGCCACAAACAGGATTTCAAAAGATTATTGGTCAAGGTACAGAAGCTGTTACTTCTCCAGAGAGTTATGTATTCCCCGCATTGGCGGCTACAAGGCGTATGGGTTTGTTTGGTCAAGCCTTAATGCGTCCTGCTGAACAACAAGTTATTGGCTCTACTGCCGAAGCGGGTGGTATGGCAGGTGAAGCGGCAGGCGAGAAGTTAGGTTCTGCAACTACTGGTCGTGTTGTTGGTAGTCTTTTTGGTGGTGGCGGTGGTGCTTACACCCTTGGGACTCTTCTTAAGTCTGGCCCTGTTGTCAACAAAGGGTTTGATGTCGCTCGTAGTCAATGGGCTAAAGTTCGTGGAACTGTTCCTGAAGACGAGTTGCTCAAAGATGTGGACAACCGCATTAGCAATATCTTTATTGCCGCAGGTGCTGCTGATCCTACATTCATGGATACGCTTACAAAAGCCGCTAAAGCACAACAGAGTGTTTCTTTGAAGACACCAGGCGGCACACCAGTACAAATGCCTATTAGTTCTTTGTTGGCAGACAATCCTGTTATCAATAACTTCATTCAAAGTCTATCTGCTAAAGACCCTGTGTTCCGTGCGCAGTATGGCAATCAGTTTGAACAAGCTAAACAGGCTTTGACAGCTAATCAGATTCGTTTGTTTGGCGACCCATCTAAAGTTAGTGTGAATGTTTCTCCACTTGATTTGGGTAAACCACAAGCTCGTAGAACTCGTACTATTGATGAGCAGATTGGTGATGCTTTCAGGGATACGACTCTCGATCCTAATGCTTTTGGTCAACGAGTTTCAACACTTGTTGCCGCCAAAGAAGATGCCGCTTATAAGTTGGTCAAGCCACTTTATACAGAGGCGTTTGACATTGCCAAGCAGAAGAATGTTGAGTTACCTGCTAACTCTGTTGATGACATCTACAACTTTGTTGCGGGTGAGCAAGCATCTGACATCTTCAAGACTTTCCCATCTATCTACAATCGTGTTCGTGCGAAATTCCGTCCTGCTGAAGTAGAGCCTAGCCCTATTTTGACCGCAGAAGGTAAGCCAATGACTGAGGGTGGTATTAAGTTTTCTGCCGCAACAGTAGAAGATTTGGACTCCTTAAAGCGTGAAATCAACAAACAATTGCGTAAAACAAGCGAACCCGCTGATATTCGACTGCTCTCTGAATTAAAAGCACGAGTTGGTGGTCACATTGATAACCTTGATCCTGACTTTGTTCAGGCTTATCGCAATGCAGATGCTTCTTACTTCCAGAAGGTTGGTTTGCCATTCAATTCTGAAACATTGAAGGCTGTTGACCGCAAGAAGTTTGTTGAACAGATTGCTCCTGCCATCATTGGTAACAAGTCTAATGTTGATGACTTTATCAAGGCTACAGGCGAAGATGGTGTTCGTGTGGCACGAGATGCCTTCTACGACAGCTTTAGTCGTGCGGCTTTGAAGAACGATGTCCTAGACCCCAAAGCGGCTAACAAATGGCTTGCTAAGAATCAAGGTGGCGTGTCTTTAGTGCCAGGCTTAGAGGATGAGCTTCGTGCGGCTTCAAACAATGTATCTGCTTTGTTGGCAGAAAGAAATCGTTTGGATGCGGCATTCAAGAAGGTTGCTGGCGACCAAATCGTAAGTTCTGGTGGTTTCAGAAACCCTCAAGAGTTGGTTTCTAAGATGTACAGCGATGTCAACTTCACCAACAAGTTCATGCAACAGTATGGAGCGAATAAGGATGCAGTAAATGCGGCTCGTTCGTTCATGTTGGATGACATTGTTCGTGCGGGTGATCCAGTTGCAACATTGAATGACAGAACAAAATCGGCTGTGTTTAACAGGGTGTTCGGCCCAACATACGCACAAAAGGTTCAAGACTTTGCTTTGGTTTCTGAGCGACTGAACAAAGACCTGACCAATGTGCCATTCAAGGGTGAAACAGTACCTAAAACGCCTATTGAGCAATTAACAGGCATTCCTCCAGAGCAGATTATTTCTCGCATCTACAACCCTGTTTCTGGCCCTGTATATGCCATCACTTCGTTGATGAGTAAGTTCTGGGCAAGAAAAGCATCTGACATGACTGAAGAGAAGTTAAAGGCTTTGCTTTTGAATCCTACTGATGCGGCTAAAGTATTCCAAGCTGTTCAAACAAAGGCAGGAAACTTTGACCAACAAAAGATTCAGGATGCTATTTCTGTTGGCAGAAAGTATGGCATTCAATGGGTTGCAGATGCTATGCAAGACTTTGCTACTGGCGCTGCTCGTGGTGGCGTTCAGTCAATGACTGAAGAGTGATGAAAGACTGGCTGTTTGCATTATTTGCGGCAGCCGTTGTCACAGTATTTGTGATATTTTGTAGTATTGTAATTGTTTGGGCATTTCCGTGATCGCCTTTCTCTTGGCGGCAACCATAGAGTACCGATGTATTAAGTGGACTTGGACTGGTGATGTGTACA